TGGATTATAGGTCCAAACTACGAACTTGCTTCTCGTCCATGGGATTATATTGAGGAATGGATAGATATGTACTTTGGTGGAGATAAGGGTCCATTCAGAATTAATAGACACGATAGAATTATTGAGAATACAACTACTGGTTCTAAATTGTGGTTAAAGACAACAGAGAACCCAACAGCATTACTTGGTAAAGGCTTGAATCTAGCAATCATAGACGAGGCTGCTAGAATTGATGACGGTATATGGGATGGATACATTCGCCCTAACTTAACGGATAAAAAAGGTAGAGCTCTTGTTATCTCAAACCCATTTGGTTACAACTGGTTTTACAAAGCTTTCATGAGAGGAACACCAGAGGGCAGGGTAGAGAATCCAGAGTATATATCATTTCAGTTTCCGACAGCTATAGAAGATGAGAATCAACAGGTTATAGGGACAAATAACCCATATGCTGTTCCAGTAGAAGAATTGAGATCCATTCAGAAAGCTACTCCTAGGGATAAATGGATTGTTGAATATCTTGGTACATTCCAGGAGGGTGCCGGACAGTTGTTAAAATATGTTAGCCAATGTATAGAAGAAGATACTGTTATCGAGGATCCAAATGAATGGTTTGAACCACCACTGGTAACACACTTATATTCTGTGGGGGTAGACATCGCTAAGGTGGAGGACTTCACGGTTATATGCGTGATGGATAGGATGACTCACAGACTTGTCGGATTCTTTAGAATAAATAATGTAAGTTGGGATTTAATGAGAGAGAAAGTGAAAGAGATATCACAGAAATATAATGATGCCTTAATAACCCTAGATGCTACAGGAAATGCTGGAGATATGTTTACAGAAAATCTAGCAGAGATTGGTGTTAATGTAGATACAGAGTTTGTTTATACTGGGAAGAAAAAGACACTACTTATAGATAAGATGAGTATGATGATGCAACGTGATGAAGATAAGGGTAGAATATCTTTCCCAAGAATACCAGAATTAATACATGAATTGAGGGCATTCACATATAGTATAACACCAAGTAAGGCTATAAAATATGGCTCTAGTAGACAGGACGATTGTGTGAATTCTTTGGCACTTGCTTGTTGGCCATTAAGTGACCAACCAATAGGTGCAATGTCAGCAGATGGTAATGAATTTGTCTCTAAACGTAAAAGCTACTCTTAAAAGTTGATTTCACCTGTATTTTGTGTTATAATTAAATTAAAGAAATATGGCAAGTAGCTACCAGACTTTAAGTAACGTATATGATGATGTTCGCGGTCTAGCGGGCAAAGATTCAACGACATTGACAGATGGCACACTTTTGCGTTTAGCAAATAAATATTACATGAAGATAAATAGGGCGTTGATGTCTATAAGCGAGGATTTGTATGGAGAAATCTCATATACAGATTTGGTAGCTAATCAGGATGAATATCCACTACCAGAAGATAGCACATCTTCTGCGTATAGTGGCGGTGCAATTAAACTACAGAGAGTTGAGGTATCATATGATGGTGCCAATTGGTATGTGGTGAAGCCAATAAGTTACGACGAAGTAAGGGGTCCTTCTGTATTAGTTGTAGACAAGAATAGTCAATTTGGCAAGAGTACACCGAAATATTATGTTATGGATAGATCACTATTTATAATTCCCGTTCCAGAGAGTGGCGATGATGTAGGAGCTAGTAGTGCTAATCTATATATCTGGTGGATTAAGAGACCAGATGAAATGACATCAAGTGCAGACATTCCTGAGTCTCCAAAGGATTTCCTAGACGTATTAGCTGAAGGTATATTATCAGATGTCTTCAGGACATTTGGTAGATTAACAGAGGCTAGAGATGCTCGAAATAACTTTAAAATAGGATTAGAAGAGATGAAATCACAGGAACAAGGATTAATGGAGAACCAACCAATAAGATTCCAAGCATTACCAAAACGATATGACTAAGATAGCAGAACCCAATTACATACCTGGTGGATATACACCAGATAATTACGAGCTAGATGCATTAGCCGCCATAAACAGAGAAAAAGTTGACTGGGAAGAGGGTGCAGTTTTTGTTACAAGAAAAGAACAGTATCTAATGAGATATGTTATTGAACAGGCACGAAGATACTATGCTGGAATATTTGATGTACAATATGATGAAATAACGGGTGAGAAAAAGACATGGGTTCACCTAACAAAGTGGAGTGTTGAGAATGTTGTTAAGTCAATAGATTTAGACACAAAGGATGTTTTGATAACACCTAATATAAAAAGTGCTGTTAATATAGCTCCAATTGTAAGGGGAGCAGTCGTAGAATTATTTAAGAAGATAGAGTTTGGTCAATTATTGAATGACCTAACTAGGGTCATGGCAAGAGACGGGACTGTTGTTGTCAAGACATTTGTCGAGAAAGATCCATCTACAAAGAAAGATGAAATCAAGTCAAGGATTGTTAATCTTTTAAACTTCTATATTGACCCAGCAGCAGAAACAATACAAGACAGTGCTATTATTGAAAGAAGTGAAATGTCATTGGCACAATTAGATTTATATAAAAATGTATGGAAGAATACAGAATTTTCTCCACTCACAAGGAGTGTTTCCAGAATAGCTGATATTTATAATACTTCTGGTACTGGTGAAATGCAGTATACAGAAATCTGGGAGAGATGGGGACAGGTTAGGAAATCTTGGATTACAAAGAAGGATTCAGATAATGAAACATACCTAGAAGGACACATAGTATCATCTGGTCTTGGACAGGCTCAGGTTATACATTTGATTAGAGCCAACCCAAGAAAAGATGGTAGAAAGCCATATGAAGAGTGTTGGTACAGAAGACAAGATGGAAGATGGCATGGAGAGGGTGTTCCAGAAATGCTATTTGACTCACAAGAATATGTTAACACAGTTGTTAACATCCGTATGGCTAATAACATTGTATTGCAGAATGGTATATTCTTAATCCGAAAGGGTTCAGGAATCTCACCAGATATGTTAAATTCAATTACAGCTGGTGGCGGATTAGCAGTCACAAACATAAACACTGACGTTAAGCAACTTAATGTTCAGGACTTCAGAGCATCTTCTTATCAGGACGAAGACAGGGTTTATCTTATGGCTGATAGAGTCACGGGCTCATTTGATATAGGAAGAGGAGAAGCTGGACAGGCTTCAGCCTCAGCAACACAGACACTAACCAGAGATAGAAATATAAGAGATACATTTGTTCTTGTTCAGGAGGGAATTGGGTTTTTCATTGAAAGATTGATAATGAAGCAATATATTCCCCTATTAAAGCAAACAATGAAACAGGGTGATATTATTAAAGTTACTGGTGATGCACAATATCTGTCGTATGTAGATGACATGATTATTAAGAATAGAACAGATGAGTTCAAAGCTAGGCATATTGCAAAGACTGGATATTCCCCAAATCCAGAAGATATAGAGGAATTTAAAACAAGACAGAGGAAGTATCTGAAGAGTCAGGGTAAACAAAGGTTTGTCGATTATTTCCATAATATGTTTGATGCAGACTTGCTTGTAGAAGTTCATGTAACAGACGAGAAGTTTAGCAGAATAGTAGCCGTACAGCAATTGAGAGAAGCACTATTGACATACTCCAGATTACCAGGTGTTTCAAGATTAGACACAGATGCGGTGATGAGAGAGATGTTTACAATTATGGGGATAAAGAGTGATCTATTCTTAGACCAACCACACCAGTGGGGGCACCTATATCGCCGGGAGCACCAAGAAGACAAAAAGAATTTCCACAAGAATTACCAAATGAAGTAACTGCGTTCGAGAATGCAGCCGGGTTACCACAGCAACAACCAGTAGCTGTAGGACAAGGCGGACCATCACCAGTATAATATGGCTAAGAAACAAGACAAAGAAGAAAACTTTTTAATCAGAGCTGCAAAAGGATTTGGCAGTACATTTCTTAGTGGGCTTGCTAGTAGCTTCGGCCCACAGAGAGAAGAGAGAACCCCAGTTAGGCCAATTCTTGGTCCACAACTTGGTGGTGCTATTGGCGGTGCAGCTAATCGTAAGGTAGGAGTTCTTGATATATTACCAAAAGAAGGAGAAGAAGAATCAAGGGTCAAGAGAACATTTAATTCCGCAAAAGACTTTTTAAAAGATATTGGTCCAGGTTCTGCTAATTTTATTGGTATGGGTGGTAGACCTCCGAAAGAGATGGAGGGGTTAGTTGACACACCATCTAAGCAGTTTGAACCTACCACATACGATGTAGATACAGAAAAGTTCACAGTTATTGATCCAAATACTGGTAGTGATTTTACAAACAGACGGGGGAACCCAGTTTTCTATAAAGCAATTGTAGTTCCAGATGAATATAGACCAGGTATTAGGAAAGCATACGAAAAGTATCAGAGAATGCCCAGGGGAATACTAGAAGCTATATTAGCAAAGGAATCTATGTTTGGGAAGAACCTACCGAAGGGTGGGGGTTTTATAGGCAAACATGGTGCTATAATCGGTATGAGACAACCAGCAGTTACAGACTTGAAGCGAAATGGAATGGATCCAAACCTAGATACACTTGACGGAACTGTTATGGCAATGGCTGATTACCTTACACTTAGAAATGCAGCAATAGGGGCAATAAGTCCAGACGATTTATATATGAGAGGATACTATGGAAGACCAGAGGCCTCCATAGATCATGAGATATTTAAGACATACATAGATAGATATAGAGATATGTATCCCGAAGAAGAAGAGTTAAATAAGGTCGGTGTGTTAAATATATTAGATGAAAAACAAATATGAGTTATACATTAAGAAACGCAAAAGTCAAATACATGGATGATGTTTCTCCAAGCACAATGGACGACGGTGAATATGCACAAACGCTGCGATTTACAACCGATCAATTGCCAGAAATAGCATACTGGCAACCAGGTGAAGAATATTACTTGGTTATAAAAGTTAAAGAGACAGAACATAGTATTGAGAAAAAGGGCAAAGAAGTGTCCGAAGAAGCAAACTTCGAGGTAGTTGAAGTCGGAGCCATAAGTGACGACAGTGGAGAAAACTACGAAGGAAAAGTTAAGTCGAAATTGAACTTAAAGTAACACACTTGATAAAAAGTCAAGGATGTGTTATCATATAGATATATGGCAAAACTACAGATGACGCCAGAACAGTCAGAAAGAATCAGGCTCGGAGAAATGGCCAAAGAGTATTTGGAATCTCCACAGTGGCTTGAGTTGGTGAAACCCATCTTAGACAGTATAAGGATTGGTGTTAAAGATGCCACAAACATAGACGTTTAAACTGATAAGAAAGCATCAATTGCAGTAGGTGCTAGAAAGATGACCGCAGGATATATAGAGAGTATAGAGACATTTTTGTCTGGATACATAGCGGATGCCCAAGCCGTAATGAATGTCCTTGAGAAAAAAGCTGGGCGAAAGAACCTTACCAGAAAAATAAAGTAAAGAACCATGTTCCACATGAGATACTTTATGGTGTCTCATGTGGGATATGGTCGTATCCCTGTAACTCTAATGAGTTTTTATAATAGTTGCGCCTGATTATTGTCGGAAGAATTGCTTGGCTTATGCCATTCTATCTTGCGGAAATATAGGGTGTATCTATCGTAACAAATGATTAAGAATGACAAACCCGAAGTTGTAGCCGACCCTGCTCCAGTTGTCGAAACGCCTGCAGTTGACGAATCAAAAAACGATCCAAAGTTGATTCGTGAGCGAATAGCTGAGACACAAGAAAAGCAGAACACTGGTGACGTTCTAGAAAATGTTCTAAACGTTAAACCAGAAGAAGCACAACCAGGAGGCACTCCGGATGTTGTTCCTCAGGAAACCCCTTCTATACCAGAAGAGCCAGCTAAATCTGAAACTACGGATCCAGATGCAGCTACTCTCGCGTTTTTAGAGACGGCTACTGGCAGGAAATTTGACAACGTTGAAAGTGCCAAAAAATATTTAGTTAACTTGAACAACCTAGTTGGTGATCAGTCGGTCGCCGGTGCTAGGGAAGCAGAAAAGATTTTGACTTCTTTAAGTCAGAAACTTGGAAAGCCAACAAGTGAACTAGAAGGTTTTGTAGTTGACTTAGCTTTAGCTAAGACGGCAGACAAGCCAGTTGAAACAAAGAAAGACCCAGTCCCAGAGGTGAAAGCCCCTGAAACTGGTACTGAATTGGATCAACGACTTGAGAAACTGGAGCACAGAGACCAAGTCATAAGCTTGAAAGAAAAATATCCAGAAGCAGCGGAAGTTGTAGAAGATATTGCTCTGATAGCTAGGGCCAAAGGTATTTCTTATGTGGAAGCATATGAAATGTCTCCAGTAAAGTCGATCCTTGAAAACAAGGCAGAAGAAGAGGCGGGAAACCCAATAGTTACTCCTACAAAAAGGATTAACATAGATTATAAGAAGGCACAAGCATTGGGACAGAAAGCATTGGCGGGTCGGGCAACCGATCAAGATATGAATGATCTTGTCCAAACAGTGTTAGGCCTCTAATAGTCTACAGGTACAATAGCACAAGATGATATTCTAAGAACGTTCGGCGATTCTGCGATTAAGCAGGACGTCGTAGGTTTAATTGAAATTCTCACTGCAAAAGAAACTTGGTTCTTGAACAATTTAGGAAAGAGTACAGCAATCTCTACTGTCCACCAAACGCAAACTGATACACTGGCAACAGCTGCATCAATTGCAGTGGATGAAGGGGCTGATTACGATATGAAGACGTTAACCACGCCTACATTGATTCCAAACATTGTTCAGCACTGTGCATTCCCATTTGCCGTAACTCACGCGCAGCAATTAGTACATCACTATGTTGGTGAAAACGAACTCGTTCGTCAAACCACAAAGGGTCTATCTAGTTGGGGTATAAGCGTTGAGTTCGACCTAGTCCGATCTGAAATCACCTCTGGTGTTTCAGGTACATCACCTAAGATGGATGGTATTATAGCTGGTATTTCACTATCAACTAATACTACTCTCCACAACTCAGGTACTGTTTTGTCGGCTTCTATCATCAACGGTTTGATGAAAGATAACTGGGACAATTCAAATGGAAATGTAGCAACTGAACTATTCATGGGATCATTCCTAAGAAATGTGTTTGATGGCTTCACACAGAAGACTAATAACATAGTTCAGGTACCTTCAACTGAGATTGAACACTTGGTTGAATACTACGTAACCAGTTTCGGTAGAATCGGCGTCCACACTCACAGGTATGTTTACCAGTCGGGTGATTTGGGCCGAGTCTTAGCAGTAAGGCCGGAAACCATCAAAATTGCTTACTTGCAGAAGCCATACATCGATATGGATCTAGCAAGATCAGGCCCTTATGACAAGCGTGCAGTCGTCGGAGACATGACACTTGAATACAGGAACAAAGGCAACAGCTGGTGGGGCTATGGATTCGACGTTGACTAATAGTTAATGTCAATCGCAACTAACTAAAATAGTTGTTTCTCGGTTCTCCTATCCAAAATGGGGGAACTGAGACATTTTGGAGGCAACTATAAAACCAAATATAAACAATTAACTTAAACTAAATTGATTGATGATAAACTAGAAAACTTTATATTAAGCTCACAACTCAAAGATGAGGAACTTTTGGGTTCTGTGTTTAGGATTTTGGTATCACAATATCCAGATGAAACTGATAGACAACATGTTATCCGAGCGATGGTTATGATCTTCGAGGATAAATATCCAGGGGCCATGAGAAGACACCAAAGTGATATTAAGAAGAGGCAAGAGACGAGGGCTAACGAACATGCTGCTGATTATAATACAGACATGAGATTAGCGTTTGCCTTGCCAGAGGGTCTACCAACAAGGATTAATATGGTATTTGATAGAATAAATCAACCACCATTCCTTGACGAAAAAATGATTAAAGAAAATGGAGAGGACGAATGGTTTAGGACTAACTTCCCTAGATACGCCGTTTCCGAGAAGAATTAATATGAATAATAAATTAGCATTATGTATGATAGTTGCACCTACTGATAGGGAGGCGGAACTATTAGATAGATGTTTGTCTGGTATTGTAAAAAGCTATGCCATTCCAGCACTGAAAGAAATTGACCTAGAAGGTGTAGGCTCTTTAGCGGATGCTGTTGATGGTATATTTATAACAATTACCGGAGAGAATGATAAGGTTAAAGCTATAGCTGAGAAATATGGTGCGGTAGTTTCTCATTGTGAATGGAATAATGACTTTGCTGAAGCAAGAAACTTCAACTTTAGTCAAGTACCAAGTGACTTTGAATATATTGTCTGGTCAGACACGGATGACTTATGGATTAGACCAGAAGCACTAAGAGCTGTTGTAGACAAATGTATAGAAGGTAAAATAGATACCGTACTATTAAAATATAATTATCAATATGATGGAGATGGTAATTGTATGGTAGAGCATTTAAAGACACGTATTATCAAGAATGATAAATGCGTGGAATGGGTAGGAGGAATACACGAAGACTTCAAGCCAAACAGAGAAATAACACAATTCCTTGACAAAGACGTCGAGTTGATTCACTTCACCGATCCAAAGAGAGTTGAGGATAGCACTAAGAGAAATAAGTATATATCAGAATTACTTGTGAAGAGGCATCCAGAAGATCCAAGATCATACTGGAATCTTGCCAACTCATATAATATGGCTGGCAGAGTAGAAGAAGCAATACAAATATATCTACAGTTCTTAGAGATATCACAGTCAGATGAAGAGAGATTCATGTCATGGCAGAGAATGTCTAAGTGTTATATGAAGATTAACAAATATGACCACGCGATTGAGTCTGCGTTAGAGTCATTGAATTTAAGACCATGGTATCCAGATGCATATCATCTATTGGGTGAATGTAACTTTAACGCTGGTAAACTAAGAGTTGCTTTAGAGTTTCTAGAAATGGGATTAACTAAAGATATACCAGAGATAGAAAGTATTGTATGGAATCCGCTAGAATACACATTTAACCCGCATGTCTTGCTGGCTGAAATCTATTCTAATATGGATAAGCCAAGGGAATCTATAAAACATTTGAAGAAAGCCTTAGAGGTGAAGCCGAAGCATAAATCAATTGCTGCAGCGATAAAAGGACTTGAGCCACAAATTGCCAAGTTTGATATTGCTGATGAAATTTATAAGAAAGCCAAGGATGTCAAGGACAAGGATGAATTGAAGAAATTGTTAGATACTGTCCCAGAAGATATGAAATATTATCCTCCAATATTATCACTAAAGAATATAAACTTTGCGAAAACAGAGTCTAGTGGTAAGGATTTGGTTATCTATTGTGGTTATACTACTATAGAGTGGAGCCCAGAAATGGCTACTACAAAAGGCGTTGGTGGTTCAGAAGAGGCTGTGATTCAATTAGCAAAGAGATTCAAGAAGCTGGGATATAATGTTTCTGTATATGCAAACGTCCCAGGGCAACAAGAATTTGAAAGTGATGGCGTTCTTTGGAAACCATTCATGGGATGGAACCCAAGAGATAAGCAAGATATTGTTGTAATCTGGAGAGGAGCTAAGTACTTGGATTATGACATCAATGCGTCTAAGATTTATCTGGACGTTCACGATGTTGTTCAGCCAAGCGAATTCACACAGAACAGATTGTTTAAGCTTGAGAAGATACTATTCAAGAGTAAGGTTCAAAGAGAATATTATCCAGAAGTTCCAGATGATAAATGTGTCGTAATCCCTCACGGATTAGACATTAAGGAATTTGATGACCTTAGAGATGAAGTCAAAAGAAATCCATATAGAATCATCAATACATCTTCACCAGACAGGAGTATTAAAACTTGTATGAATATCATGAAGCAGGTTTATAATAGATTATCGCCAGAATTAAGAGCGAAAGTCAAGTTCTCACAATACTATGGG